TTTAATCCTCTTTTTATTGCTTTGCTTACTGTTTCGGTTTCTCTTGTTGGTAGCCAATGCTGAGTATTCGGAGATTTGTTTGCAACATCTACTATCATGTGAAGATGCCTGATACTTTGTAAGTCTCCGCTATCATGCCACCTGAAATACTTTAGACCCTTGACCTTACCTTTCTTTTTGTTGTTCATAAGAAAAGCCATTGAGTCTACCCATGCAGGATTGTCTAAAGCTTTCAATCTCCGATACATTGCATCCTGAACATTCTTGAATACATACCTACCTTTCTTGGCGTAGCAATTAGAACAAATTGAATTATCAACTTTGCTTAATTTGCTACCTACATTGCATTCATTCGCAGATGTAGATGTTCCATATTCAGGCATTTTAGATGGATCAGAGAGACCTCCAACATTCTTTTCGGCCTCTTTTATTAGCATATATATCCTCTTTAGTTATAGGTTAGTGTTTACCTCTTCTTTTATGAATGAGTATAGCCGTCTTGTTCTATACCTAGCCACATTCCACACCATTGTAAAATACAGCATGTATTGTCACCTATTAAAGGTACTACCCTTCGCCTAAAATCTAGGTAAGAGGTTGCACCATCACTATTTTGCTGATACTTCCGATGAATGGCCTCTACTTGCTTTCTTGTTATGCTTACCATATTTATCCTCCTTTATATTTTCCACATTTCAGGTTTAAAATTAGGATTATCTTCTATAAATAACTTTGCTAACATTTCATGATAATATCTAACTCCAACTCTTAAACTATCGGCATCGACATTGTCACAAATAGCTAGCACCTTCTCGCTATGCTTATAAATAGCGTTATAATGCTTTTTTGTGAATGTACTCATGTTTTGTTCTCTAAGTTATATTGTTTATCTATAAGAATTATAGCTATCATAACAATCAAACCATGCACCTAGTCTTTTAGTTCTAGCTTTGGCTACATAATTAGTGCAAGTTTTAGAACTGGTTTCAGGATCATTACAATGTTCCTGAGCTTTTTTAAGTGTAACTGGATATTTACTGATTCTTCTCTGTTTCCAGTTCCCACCATTCCAATACATACGAATAATCGCATACATCGGTTCAAATTGTTTTATCATGTTTATCCTCCATTTATATTTTCAGTGCCTATAATATTACACCTATGTAATAATTATGTCAAGCTTTTTCTTTCAAAAGCTCGTATTTGGTCTTTTGTGTATGTTTTACAAGTTCCATTATACTTTTTGAAAGCTTGTGATTTTAAGCTATTCATCAAAGTTTGGACATTGAATGTATTTGATCGAACTTTTTCAATCCATTCAGTATTGTTTTTCATGTTTATCCTCTCTGTTTTAGGCAAACTTAGGCGTTATCCAGGTTTTGCCCTGTTCACTTAGTTTTTCAGGTTAGCAACTTTTGGAAAGCTCAAGATTAAATGATTATGGTCTAAATGCAAATAGACCTTTTCCTCCTTCTCCAGTTAGAGAATGATTTTTTACTTTCTCTGTTTTCTACTTCAGTCCTAATCTTTCTTAACATCCTATTTAAGTTTTTCGAGTAGTCGGTTTGTGGTAAGTCTTTATTACAATGCGACATATGAGTATTTAAAGTTCTCTGAATGTAATAATATTCAGTTTTTAAATCTTCTATAGATGTTTTTTCCATTGTGTGCCTTTCAAAAAGTTTATAAGCTTTCCAAAAGTTGCTAATCTGATTTGATTATCTAAGAACTATACTTACTTACTTACTTACTTACTTAGCACTAATCTTTCTCAGATTCTGCAAGCTTGTAAAAAAGCTTTTTGCGTTTTAAAAGATTAATTAGATAAATAAGATTAAAAGATTCTACTAAAGCCTGAGCAATGTGATGTAACAGCTAATCTGTTTTTATCTTGTCCACAATTCTCCTCTCATTGGATAATAATGTCAAGGTTTATTTTGATTAATTAACAAACTAATTGATATTATTAAAGATTATTTATGAGATTATCAGAAAATTAATATCATATTGTTAATAATGCACACCACATACCAATAAAAAAACGCATAGATAAAAAAGAAAGAAAGAGAAAGAAAGAAAAACAAGAGAAAGAGAGAAAAACAGACAATATATAATAATGAATACCATACTCTAGATTAATTATCTGATGCAGTCCTATTAATTGGAATAAGTTTTAAGTGTTTGTGACAAATAATGAGACATACCACACTAAAAAAATAAAAAAACATCAACATTAAATATGGAATCACACACAAATCGAAGGGGGAAAAACCTGGGTTTGCTACGTTATATAGGATCTCATATTTTTTCCCTAAATATCTCAGGGACATCTTTGGAAAGCTTGGGAAAAGTGGAAAGAGGTGGGAAAAAGAGGTAAGGAATGTATCAGAAGAAGTATAAAAAGTATCAGAATGCTTATAAAGGCTTATAAAAGCTTATAGTTTAACAGCAGGAAGAACCCAGAAAAAGATTAAACCCTTATATATATATATATATTATATAACTTATCCTGAACTAAGCTCCGTTTTTTCGGAGGTTCCCCTCCTCCTCCTGGTCAAAATGATCTTGAATCGAACTCTAAACTCTATTTTTCACATCCAAATAGAAGGTCTTTCTTTGTTTTGGTTTCCCATTATACCAGCAACAAACTTATCAAGTTCAATATCTAGAAGTTCTTCTTTTCTTGTTTTGATTTCTATCTCCGCATCAGCAGCCATAAAGTCAACCCAATACTGAACTGCCATCTGCAAAGCATCAAGTCTATCATCATGAATCAAGGCTCCTCTGTCCTTTGTAATCCTTGTCATCTGATGAAACAGCATATATCTCACTTGAGTTTCAACAGGATAATCTTGAACCGTCTTATAATCTTTCTCTATGACCTTCGGATCTATCACAAGTCTATGCTGGTTCATGACAGGTTCAAGAGTATCTATGATTCGTTTCTCTTTTTGGACAGAGCTTCTTATTTCTTCCAGACTTACATTGTGAACTTTCCGAAGAATAGGCTTTAAAAGTTCCATGAACATCCCATCTCCAAAATTAGACTCTATTAAGATGAGATTTACTTCATTGCGTTTTGCTATTACAGAGAGAGCTTCAAGGTTTTCACTTTTATAACCTCCTCTGAGTCCTCCGCACTCTGAAACGTATAAATAGCCATTAAGCATCTTAACTACTGCATATCCAGTTTCATCCTTTCCTCTTCCACTTGGATCAATAGAAAGAACGGAACCAGAGTAAGCTAACCAATCTCCAAGTTTAGTTTCAGGACTATAGAAGAAGTCTCCTGGAAGACCTACATTTGGAAGCTCTCCTAACTTATTCCTTGGATCTCTGGTCCATACAGGCTTCTCAGGAGCCTTTTCAGAGTCCACACCCATTATGATAAGATCTGAAAGCTTCAACGGATACTTATCTGCATCAGAAAGACTTGTATCTAACTGAAACTGGAGTGCGAACCCTGATTTACCGTAAGACAACTCTCTTTCTAGGAGGTCTTCGGCATCAAAGCGTAATGGATCAGTAGGATCTCCAACAACAGCACCACAATCAAGCTTATCTTGAATAAAAGGAGCCAGTTTATTGGAATACCGAATAACTTGTTTTTCTTCAGGATACCGACTAGGCCAAATCCTGACTTCATAACCTCTTTCAGGAAGTGTCTCATACAAACTCATCTCTGTCTGAGGAGTACCAAGATAGACGATAGAACCACCTGGCTTCAGTACTGCATCAAATTCTTTAACGGCTTCTGAAAGTTTTGCTCGCATAGTCTGAGTCATCGAGTTATTTGGAACCTCAACGTCATCAGCAACTATTATATCTGCTCTTGATCCGCTTAACTGCCCAGTAATACCTACACTCTTTACACTTGGACTATGAGAAGCAGTAGTGGGACCAACATCAAATGCTACCTTGCTTTGTCTTTGACCTTCTCGAGATCTAAGGTGATAAAGAATAGGTAATTCATTTATCAGTCTTTGAGTAAAAGTTGAAAAGTCATCGGACCTAACCTTAGAAGCTGAAACTACAAGAACCTTAGTCTCAGGATCTAAAAGTAG